TCAGCAAAATTAAAATAAATACCCGGTCTTACCTTTTCAACACCTGGAGTAAATGTTCCACCGTTCATATTATTTGACCTCCCGTTTCAAAAATTCTTTTACGTGATTATTTACCTCGTTTTTGGTAAATTCATCACCTTTACCATGTAAAGCACCCTCGATGATATACCCTGAAGTGTTAAATACTTCTGGTTGCTCAAGGATCTGTTTTCGGCTGAACTTCGTTTCTGCTTTTTTAGCAGTTGCAGTCGCCTTCTGCTTTTTATTCTCAGACATTTTCTACCACCTCATTTACAATATTTACGTATTCAATCGGTACGTAATCCGCTCTTCCATAAACCTCTTCAACTGTGTAATTAAAGGTTAAAGTGGCTGTTGCATCTATTTCATTCGATCGTATTTGTATGTTTGAAACCCTGAAGTATTCCCCCAGAGCATTACCTTCAGCATCAACAAATTCAATCAGCTTTCTAGTCTTTAGTATGTCTTTCCGTATTTTTACAGCCTTGCTATAAACTTCGTCAATATCATCTCCGAATAGAGTGACTTTTGAGGTGTGGTCTGCAAATTCAAATTGCAAGCCACCTGATGACTCGTTAACGTCCGGTCTAGGGAAATACATCGAGGGCCTCTTGAAGCCTTCAGGTAATTTATCTATATATATGCTTCCAGGCGCTACCTTGTAGAACCTATTAATCAAGCTACCCAAATAAGCATCCACCTGAGACCACCTCCTAAAAGTATTTATCTATCCATTGTTGTATCTTTCGGTCTAGTGATTTATCGAACACCCTTTTGAATATCGCTTCAGCATTATCCCAATAATTCGAACCAGGAACCCACTGCTGTTTAAGCAGCATGCCACTCTCTCGATTACCAGGCTGATATTGAAAACTGTCACCAACCCAAACACCAGGAATCCAACGACGATCCCTCCCACTGTTAATATCAACAGTAAAGTGTCCGTCATTAACGAATGCTGCGTATTCTACGTTGGTCCCAACACTCAGTGATAGTCCACCATTTCTAGTAACCCACTCATTGTCACTTCCACCTTTGCTAAAAGAGGATAACAGCCGACGTGTGTCTACCGTTCCCGTGCGAATGATTTCTTCCTGAACGATATCCAGGAACTCGAAACCCAAAGCATCCAGATAATTAGTAAGTTCTCTCTTGAACTCTCCGTTTCCCGCCTTGGTGAAATTCGTCATCAACCGGTCTAAACCTAGTATCTCTACTCTTAGACTCATAGGCTGTCACTCCTTTTAACTCTGACTTCTATATGACTATTTTTTATTCGTCTTGGTTTTTGAGCGATGTAGCTATCACCATCGAATACGACTTTATCGTTTTTCCTGATGTCTGTTCCCAATAAAAAAAACGCCTTTAGCGTTTCGGAAATCTGATTGTTCGGCTCAGACTGTACAATACTTTGATTCTCTTCGGTGAAGTACGATTTGACAACAACTTCATCCGGAGCACTTGGATAACTAAACTCCTTTTGGAAGTCTTCAACCGGTACTCCGAACGTCGGGGTAGACGTATTCTCATTATCCAGATGATAGATATCACAATGGTCGGTCAGGAGAGATTCAATGCTCATATCGTACTGATCCTCACACTGTTATCACCATCAGGTCGGAACTTTAGATCTTCAATGAGATAGTCTATATCTACATATCCCCCAACATTTCCATCACCCAACGTGTAAGAATAATCACTTAATTTTTCTGACTTGTAACCTTTTGCTATCTTCTCATCTGAACTTGTCAACAGTGTGGAGATTGTCAATTCTTCGATTGCGATACCCAAACTATCTAACTGGTCCGGTGTCACTTCAAAACCTACTAATTTTCGGTTTAGATAGTCACTGGACTCAAGTTTTTTAATTGATTTCTTTATCGCTCTTTTAATTAACGAGTCATCCATACTCTTAATAGACTGGAATGAAGAATTATCTTTAACAGTCTTGCTGTTAGCTTTCTCATCAAGCAAGACGTTTGTGATAACTACCTTTCCCTCTTCCATAAAATTACCTCCCCCGACTTCCTCAAACTACTTTTCTTTACCTTTGTTATTGTCATCTTTGTTTTCAGCCTTAGGTTCAGACTCTTCTTTAACCTCTTCGAACAAGCCAGTCTCCAAAAGATATGTTTTTTCTTGAGCTGTCACTTTCTGAGGTGTGCCTGCAATAAACTTTTTCTTTTGAGTCTGATACACCTTGCACCCCGGACCATCAGATCGCTTTTTAGGTGTCGTTAATTGTAATAGAGTCATTGATTAGTCCTCCTTGATATTAATAATTTTTGAAACCGCTTCTTCTTCTTCATACTTAGCATCCAGTTTCATAGTTAAGACGAAGATATAACCACGTCTCGTGATACTTCTCTCCATCTCGATTCTAATATCACGAGAAATACCAACCATGATGTTCTTAGGATGAACAAAGATACCATTAGAAACTTCAGCACCTTCAAGACCGAAATCATATGGATTTAAGTTTGCACAACCCTTGACTGGTGCACCGTAAGCATTCGGATGACCCGCAGTAGAAAGCGTTCTATCACCAAGTGCAGTTTGTCTGCCTACGATGCTGTCTTTCCATTCCATGACATTGTTATGAGAAATATAGAAGTTATTGTCAGTAATTCGTTTACGGTAACGGGAAGGGACGGCTTTAATTGCATTTTTGAATGCATCCTTGGTCAATGCTGCACCCTCTAAGTCTATAATATGAGACTGAGTCTGCTTCAAAAGGCCATCGATTAAAGCAAGGTAGCTGTCTGCCGAATCTACATCCCCATTGATGATCAGTTCTTCTACATCGAGCGCTGCTTGTTGAGCAAGCAACTTAACGATCGTATCAGTGATATTGTTACCTTCAATGTTATTCTCGATAGTGTCATCAGAAATGTTAACTTCAGCAATGACTTCCTTTGCTGACAGGCTGACTTTTCCAGTTGATGGTTTCACTCTTTGATTTTCAGGCAACTCTGTAAATTCTTCAGCAGCACGTAATACACGCTGACCGAATCCGATTTTGTCAAATGTTTGATTGTCGCTGTTCATTCTAACAGTACGAGTATCATTTAAAATTGTCGGCTCATCTTTCATCATTTGGATAAATCTAGCTGATTGAGTCGGGTTCATTTGACCGCCAGTTTTCAGACTGTTGACACCAAAGAAATTTTTCTGCAGTTTATCTAAAATTTCGCTGTTTCTCATTATTGGTTACCTCCCGTGAATAGTGAGTCAAAGACTCCCACATTTTCTTCTTTCCTGACCGTTTCATCATCATCCAGTCGGTTAGACCTCTTAGTATTTTTTTTCAGAGAATCAACATCCTCTTGGATTGGCTTCAAACTCTCCTCGATAGTCTTAGCTATAGTGGATTTAATATCTTCGGCAGTAAGTTCTGCTTCAGTATTTTCTTCAGTTTGTTCATCTTCTTTTTGAAGCTTAGTGATATCATCTTTTAACTCACCAACCTCTTCAGAGATAGCTTCTTTAACAAGCTTTTTAATATCTTCTGATTTCATGTCGTTTTCCTCCTTATTAATTTCTTCATAGTCTTCTTTGGATTTCTGCAATTCTTCGTAAGAGATCTCGTTAATGAGTTCCACGAATTCATTTGCATCTTCCTTGAGTTGTTCCATATCTAATGTGCTGTTGTCCCAATACAAACTTTCTTCTAATGCATAGAAAGCAGCGAAAACATTACGGCGTTTTTTGTTATTTTCGTAATAGTCTCGGACCACACCTTTTGATAAGGCCTCACTGACGGCATCTTTAATCTTTTCGATAAGAGTCTTTTCTTTACAATCGTCTATTGTAGGTTGTGGGCTGGAGCCATCTTGCTTTTCTACCGATTGAGCAGTCCCTGCCATGGAGTAACCAGTGATGTCACCCTTTTTAATAGACTCCCAAATTTCATCAGAAGCCTTCGTCACCATGACCCAAGTACCTTTCGCAATTGTCTCCTTGCCGATTTCGAAGTCGGCCGGTGCAATGTAGCTTTCAACAACCTCTCCAACTCCCGATTCGAAATCGTGATTGGTATCGATATTCCGAGCTTCCTTCATAAAGTTATGTGCAGCGACTTCAATATCATCCGCTTCCATATAATCTCCATGTGCATCTTCTACGTCCGGCTCATAAACCACGCCGTAGACGAGCTGCTTTTCATCAGATTTATCGATAATGACATCAACATCTTTTTCGAAGTCAGGTTTGCCCTCAAGACTTTTAGTAAGTAAGAACTTCTTTTTATTTGCGGCGCTATTCACATATGAGACGTGAGTTATTTCCGCATTTTTCAATTGTCTCGCCATGTTTGTCCTCCTCCCTCACAACTAGGTGGTTTGATGAGTACAAAAAGACATGAAAAAGAGCCATGCGATTGCATGACTCAAAATAGATAGTTATTTTATTTTGGGGTAATAAGATTCCAAAATCTTATTCTTAATATTATTCACTTCAGAGATTTTAATAGCTTTAGATAATGTAAGGTTGTGTTCGGGGTGTTTATAGATAGAGTATTGAACACCTATAGGGGTGAAATCCATAGAGTCTGTTATTCCATATACTATAGATCCGCTGTTTCCGTTAACTGAATCGCAATTTAATAAATATTCCGGAGCACCACCAAAATTATAAGACGGTGGATAAGCAAAAGTTCCTTGGTATACAATTGGATGATAATTAGAAACATTAAACATTCCTAAAGGATATCCCATAATCGCCACTCTAGAAAATAAATTAATTTTCTTTTCATTGTTAAAAAGTAGCGCTTCGTCTACATACTTGTGCGCCATCCTTATATTGTTCATTTCAGATTTTTTTAAATAATACCCCATTAATAGAACGGCTAAATCTAGTTCATCATGAAATATGATGAACCTATCATCTACATCACTCAACTCTAATTCAGGGTATTCTGAATCGAATTGATGAACATCAGACTCTATTTTCGTTCTCAATTTAACATTTTTAGCATGTTCTATAACGTGCCTATTTGTTAATATACAAGGTATTAGATTCGATTCAGAATCAGCAGGTAATCTTTCCTCAGGTATCCTTAAATTAATATAAGAGCCTGAACCCAACTCATTACCACTCACGAATTCACCTTCATCATTGTAATACTCTTTATAAACCTCCAATCTTACCACCGAGTCGAATAAACCATTTATTTGTTCGTCAATACTTTTCAATTAATAACCTCCATTCATTTAATGAAGATTATAACATTATAATCCCCATTCTTCTCTTGCCTGAGCCCTGATATCCATCTTTTCTTCGTAGGACAATCCGAGAATGTGACTATCGACAACAGGACTCGATATACATCCGCAGTTAATCCTTTCTCTTGCCGATAGCTTAGGGTCTCCGGGATGCATACATGTTTCTCCTGATACTGGTATGACGAATTCTTGGTCAACATCAATGATTTTTCCATCTAGCATCATATGGTTGGGTCTTGGTTGCTTCCTGTTCTTCGCTCCGCTATGTCTCCATTTCTTCCCTCTGACGGCAGGAGATTGCTCGTAGGATTCTTGCAAGGCGACATTAGATGCGCTCAACATTTCCGTAATCGCTGTAGTTCTTGCCCTTTGTCGATTGAAGTCCGGCATTTCTTTTAGTTCTAGTTCAGTATTTTGGATTGACTTACCTTCTTCCATAGCCTCCACAAGCACGCTTTCAACATGCTCATTGGTGTTCAACTGCATGATGTCAGCTAACTCTTCGGACCACTCCTCTATGATCTCTGCGGTCTTTCTGGACGGTTCCTCGAATGGAATGTCTGGATCAATACTTTCCATCATGGATGATGCAATGTTCTCCACTATTTCCCTGAAATATTCTGCGTTTATATCTTTAGTGGCATCTTTAAACTCTTCACTGATAAATAGATTGTTTTCATAGTAAGCAGCCATTTGCTCAAAGGTCATTGAATTGAATATAATCTCCTCTTCATTCTTCACAATAGAGGCGTTGAGTAATTCAATTAGCCTGTTCAACTCATCCCTGAATACTTTTGCCATCGCTGTTTCGTATCTTTCTATAGCATCAGGGATGTGTTCGCTACCTTCGAACTCTTGGAGGATATCCAAGTCGCCCTTTTGAATATCATGAACATACTTATTGATATTATCTATCAGTGCTTCAGTCTTGTTCATTTTTCAACTCCAAAAGTACATCTCGAACATCCTTTAATATATGGGCGACCTTATCATCACTCTTTTGTATTTCACCACTTCTTATTTCATCGATAACTTCAGTGTCACCTCTTCTACCTAATACAACAGGACGATCATAAAACTCATCCCACTCATCCAATTCAACACCGAGTATCTCTCCAAGAAGCGGCCTTAAATCGTTAGGTGATGCAGCGCCGCCGTCAATAAATGGCTGAATTAGTTTGGCTAACTCTTTAGGGTCCCTGAAGTCAGCGTTCTTAAATGCAAGTTTCGCTTTATAGATTCCCAATTCAGGAAGCAGCACTGAGTTTAAACGTCTTGCTATCTTCTTTCTTTCCGGTTGAAAGACTTGCTCTTCAGTAATCTCCCTAGCAGTGTCGGATGTCGCTCTATTGTACTCCTCAGCCTCACCTGTATAGATGGGAGGCAGTCTGAATGATGATCTGATTTTCTTACGAGTCTCTTTGTCATATTCCAGAAAAAGTGCATCTTGTTGGATGACTTGTGCTAGGTCCTTAACGTCCACCTTGGCAGGCGTAACCTTCTCTTCTCCGGTATTACTTTCGGTAGTATCTCCCATTGCTTCTAATAATAAGAATTTGTGAGCATTCTCAACACCTTGAGCGTTCTTCATATAACCTTCCAAATTGTCTTTTGATTGTTGGTCGAGCATACCGTTTGAAACTGTGATTGCTGCAGGTAGATGTCTGCCGTTTTGGAAGTAGTAGAAGTTGAGTTCTTCCGCTTTTCTAGCACCTAGAGCAGAAATCACATTACCTATCCATCTGGGCTTACCATAAGTATCATTACCAATCTTGATATGCAGCACTTCAGAAGCTCTGTCATTGTAATCTACGTGATCACTGTATTCACCAGTCTTCATATCCAAATCCAAAGGATGACCGTATTCTTTAAAGTATACTTTCTTCAGGCCGACCACCTGGACATATCTCCGGAATGTTTTTTGGCTTGATTTCTTTTTTACAACTCCATTTATCTCTACTTCTCTATCAATCGTTTGTGACTCTTTGTCTTTTTTACAAATCCGCATATTATCAGATGGGAGATGTTCGAATGTCGATATCTCACCGTCATCTGATCGCAGTATCTCAAAATAACCATTTCCAGTCTTCTCCAAATCATCTTCAACCGCTTCAATAACCTCTTCAATGGGTGTCTCCAGGTTAATGTAATTGAGGTATCCGGATAGTTCCTGCACCTCTTTTTCTACAGCATTTTTTTCCGCCTCTTTCAGCACTGTGGTATCTACTCTGGATTGCGCTTCGAGTCCAAAGCCTGCAATATTTGTCTTATATGCATCAATACACTGTTGAAGAATTGACGATTGTTCACACAACAATATTAATAGTTTGTTTTCATAGGGAGGATCTAAAATATCTTGATCTAATGTTGTAGAGCCTTCATCATCTATCCGATTCCCTTTCTCCATTTTTGTATTTTTCAACATTTCGTCTTGAGTTTTCATGATGGGATGCTTAGCGTCTTCCATATTGACGTTATAAACGGTAGCTTTCGCCATTATTACCTTCTCCTCCTGTCTCTTCTTCTTACGTCTGGTCTTGTCTTTTTGTCAGAATGTTTAACATCTGTAATATGATAATCCTCTATTCCATACCAGATGGCACTACGTTTTGTTATCGCACAAGCTCTTTATCTCGTGCTTCTAACAGTTGTCTGTTCCTGTTAGTTCGGAATAACTTTTGATTCACTATAATCATATTAGTAAATCCGGCGGCCTCGTGGGTGAGTTATTGTTTCCTCATCACCTATTCTCTGCCCCTGACTACTCCTTTTATTTAGTAGCCTTCGGTTCGGATTAGCATTTCAGCCTTCCCGCTTAATTCCGCCGTTTATACACGCCTAGTTATGCCACCAACGTGTGTGGATCGATATTGAAATCATCGTCTATAGTCTTGCCATCCTTATCTTTTGCAAATGTAAGAGTCTTAAGCTCCCTAACATGGTGTTTACATTCTTCAGCAATAAGAATTTTCTTAAACCGTTTCACTTTTTTAGTATTAGCCACTCTTGAGTTCGGGCCTTTGGCAGCACCTACCATGTCCAGTCCTTGCCTACGATAGTAAGCTATTGACTTATGTTCAAGGTCTGCAGTGACTCTCTCACCGCCAACGACTCGACTACCAGTATACTCTCCAAACTCCAGTAACTCTTTCAGGTCCTCCAATATTTCTGGATCAGTTAGTCCCCTTGTATAATACTCATCTGTTATGAAGAGCCATTGCCTGTCCGTATCAATCGTCATCTTGCTGAGAGCGTTATAGGATTCGATGAAGCCGAAGTCAAATCCATTTCTTTTTATGATATTTCTAGACTTGTCTATTTCGTCCATAATCAACGCCCTGGGAGCGACTTCTATTTGAGGTAGTACTCTAATACCATTCACACCGAATCGCCCTTCTCGTGCAATCCTGTACAAGTCTGGGTCATATTCTTTTATCTCGTCTAACTGATCAATGTATGACTGCGGTAAAAAGAAGTTGTCATCCGCAGTTGAGTAATGATAGTAAGTATCGTAAGTGACTATAGTCATATTTATATATAGTTCCTCATCATCCAATACATGAC